ATAATAAAATAAATATAATTACAATGGCTAAAATTCAACCAATCACTTTTCCTTTGAATCAGGGAACGGCAACAGAGATGAGCGTACTCATTCATAATCATTTTACAGATGCAACAACTTGCACAACCTACTACGAATTAAAGACAGCCGAAGGCGCTGTTCTAACGAATGGAAATTACACGCTAACCGAAGAAGAGTTCACAGCGTGGGGTGAAGATAACGAGTGGGTAGAACAATGCGTAGCTAACGCGATAGGAGTAACAATTTTATCTTTCTAATATGCAACTAACAGAGGAACATTTGAAGCAGTTAGATGCTTTCATTCAGGAAATGCCTACAAAGTTTGGCTTACCACTAATCCAATTCTTCAACAAGATAAAAGAGGAGTCTGAGAAAGAATGAGCATACTTGCTGAGCTATTCGAACAGGGAGCGCTATACGATGTGCTTTTAGATTTCGGTGAGACCGTTACTGATCGCGCACGCTCCAACATTAGAATTCAGCAGACGAGATACGGCAAGAAGCGCAAGGCTAACACTACAGGCACGCTTGCTGCTTCGCTCTATTATGACTTAGATGTTACAGGCACTACCCCATCTATAGCATTCAATTCATCTGCTGACTATGGTAAGTGGGTAGAGTATGGAAGGCAAGGTAAGGAGAGTAACTACCCAGGTATAGATAGCAGATTTGCAGCAGGAGCAGCTAAGCCTCCTGTACCTGACATCCTTAATTGGATGAATCTAAAGAGGATTAAGCTACGTGCCATGGGCGAAACAGGCAAGATGACTAAGTTCGCTAAGAGCTCAGTTAACAAAGATGAGCAGAAGCGTTTAGCTGTAGCAACTGCTATGGCTAAAAGCATAGAGAAGAAAGGTATTGCTCCATTATACTATTGGCGCGATGCTTACTTAGAAACACTACCCGAATATGCAACGCAGCTTAATGCTGCAATGGGTGAGGCTGTGAACATTTACATCTTAAATCAAACGAGAAAATTAACTAATATTAAACCTGCATAAGCATGGCAATTACAATACATCAGCAGCCCTATCCATTTACAGCACTTAAGCAGAAGCTTATGGTAGTGGCAACTTCATCCAACATAGGGCAGCCTGGATTTCGCTACGTGGTACAGGTGAGCGTTAACGGTGGCGCACTAAATACTTTTTACGTGCAGCCTAACATTAACGGAGCTTTAGTTTTTGACCTTTACCCTGCTATCTACGCTAAGATGGATTTAGGAGTAAATAGCTCAGATGCTGTGCCTTCCTTATTCGCATCTACAACGGTGCAAGATGACACTACAGCACGAAACATTATGAGCGTAGCTGCTACTATTTTCGAAGGCTATGAGGTACTTGGCTTATTTGAGGTACTCGCAGCTTCAGCTTATCCATTAGATGGAAGCTCACTAATTAACGCAGCGTTTCAGATTAGTGATGGGTTTAATCCTGATCCTGCTACTTACTTTGCGTTAGATTCAGCAACGAGCTATATCATGACTGATTTAGTAGGTAGCACTTACGCTTTAAATGATTTAATTAATCAGTATAGCTTAGGTGCTAATGTAATAGGCATAACAGCTTTTGCTGACGATTGGGGAGTGCTTACTATACCTGCTGATGATGGCTCTGCCTTAACAGGTAATGCAATAGATGACGTGCAGATAGTACAATTCAACGAAGCAGGCACACCTATTCAGACCGATACATTAGCTTGCGTAATTGCAGCAGGAACTATTAACCATCTTCCCCTACTACCGTCTAACATAGATGATATTTTCGGCTTGCAAGCTACATGGCATCACTACCTAATTAACTTTAGAAATAGTGGTGGTACTGCATGTGCAAGAGGTATAGCTGTATTCAAAGCAGCAGACGAATGCAGATTCGATAAGGTGAGATTAGGCTGGACTAATAGCCGAGGTGGATGGGATTACTTCAATTTTACTAAGCGTAGTGAGGAAAATTACTCAGTAGAACGCAAGAGATACAGAAAGATAGTAGGCAATTACGGCACAGCAGATGAAACTGAAGCGTTTGGTTTTAACACTTCCGATAGAGGCTTAACTGAGCGCAGCCCATTTGTAGAAAAGATGCTACGTATTAGAACAGACTTCTTAACCGAAGGGCAATTCGAATACCTTAAGAATCTGATTTACTCAGAATCTGTTTACATCATTAGTAATAAGGGCGAAGCTACTCCCGTAGTGATAGATAGCAATAACTATACAGCTATTAAATCACGTAGCTACGTGAAGAATGATTTAGAATTAATGTTAAAATTCAGTAACGATTATACAGCATGAGACCTGAAGTAATATTAACCGTAAAGGCAAGCAATGGCGCTGCTATAGTAGTAGACTTGTACGAGAATGAGAGCATTAGTTACTCATCTAACTTCAATAGCGTTTCTGAGTTTACTACCAGGGGAGCATTTACAAGGGAGTTTAGAATACCTGCTACTAAGAATAACGTAGATTTCTTCGGGCAGCAATACAGCCCAAGCTTACTCAACAACGATACTACTCAGATTAATGTACTTCGTAAAATAGATGCAACGCTATCTGTAAACACTTTACCAATCGCTGAAGGGCACGTACAATTTAAGCAGTCAGTTACTCACCAAGGGCAGATACATGAATTCGTTATAGCCTTCTTTGGAGAGACAGTAGACTTAGCTAAGAGTATTGGAGATAAGCTTATAAGCGAGTTAGATTACTCTGAATTTGACCATGAGAATACTTATGATAATGTAGTAGCTATTAATGATGGTAGCTTATTTGATAATAACATCTGCTACACCTTAACCGATCGTGGGCAGAATTGGAGTGAGGATACAACGGTTACAAGCCGAAGAGTATTTAGCTCCGTTAATCCCGTCTACACTTCAGAGCTTACGTTAGCTGTTAGCGCTAAGTGGCTCATGGATAAGATTATTTCTGAAGCTGGGTTTGGGTGGAGCGGAGATACAGTAGATGATAATTTAGGTAATATGTATATTCCTTACATCACTAATCCTCTTACAATAGGAACGGTTAGCGCAGATGAAGCTAAGTTTAGTGCTCACTATACATCTAACCAAGCGGTAAGTATAAATACACAAGGTAATAGTGGCTTGTATTATAAGCAGCTTACAGGATGGATAGAAACATTAGATCCATCTAATAGCTTTGCTTCAAGTGTTTATACTTCTCAAGTTAATTACTACTGTGATTTTGGTGTTAATTTAGAAATAGACGTAGACACTACAGGATATAATAGCTCTACTGTTCACACTTACGATATAGTTTTAGGATTAACAAGGGATGGGATAGAAACAATAGTACCTATTCCATTTGCTCAAAACGTAGGGCCTACTGAATACGATTACGATCAGGCAGGTGATGTTTATATCGTTAGCCAAAATAACCCATTCAGCGTAAATGCTAATGTGAATTTATTGCTGCAAGTAGGGGATGAAATTAGAGTTTATATTTACGCTCATGCAGGAAGCTCGCAAGCAGTTACTATTAATTCAGGAAGTGATATAGGTATTTTTTACGTGAGCGGTGAGTTACTTGCTCATCCTGTTAGCTTCAAAAGAAATGCTCCCGAGATGAAGCAGATAGATTATCTACGTGATATTCTCAAGATGTTTAACGCTGTACTTGTTCCTAATCCAAACATCCCTAATGCTGTTGAGATTATACCAATGGTAGAGTATTTAGGTAGCGGAACTGATTACGATTGGACAGGTAAGCTTGATGCTTCTAAAGATATCACACTTACACCTGCATCCGATGTAAGAAAGAGAGTGCTTAAGTGGAGCTACAAAGAGCAGGGAGATTTCTTTAACGCTAAGTATAAGACAGGAGCTCAAAGGGTTTATGGAGAGCTGCGCTTAACTGATCCAAGCAACGATTTTAGCACAAGCGATTACACAGTAGAGTTAAACTTTGGAGCTTCGCCCTGCGATTTAATACCTAATAGCTACATCATTATTCCTAAATACTTTAATGGTAATGGGGTATTCATGCAGCCTGGGCCTCGCATTCTTTACAAAAGAACTGAAGGTGCAGATATTATGGTTTATAATGAAGATACTTCAACAGCGAGTTATACCGGGATACCATTATTAAGCCATTACAGAACTGTTCCTACTGATGTAGATACTTTAGATTTAAACTTCGGGCAGGAAGTTCCTCCGCATCCAATAGAAGTAATGCCATTACGTACATTGTGGGATAGGTTTTGGAGAGAGTATATCGCAGAGCTTTATGATGATGAGCAAAAGATAATGGAGGCTTATTTTCAGCTTAGCGTAACCGATGTATTCGGCCTTCAGTTTAACGATAAGATATGGGTAAAAGATTCTTGGTGGAGAGTAATAGAGCTAACAGATTACATTGTAGCAGATGAGCAAGTAACTAAATGCAAGCTTATTCGCTTGTTAGATATCGGAGCATTATGCCAATTTACCCCATTCAAGATTAACACAAGCTCAGGCGCAGTAGACTTTTTAGATTATGATGGAAATACAAGCTACGGATCACAAGCATGCTGCGAGTATTACGGCTACACATGGAGCACAGATAAAGGTCGTTGTTATGCTACTACACCAACTAACGGAACAGGCGGAGTTATCGGTTCACCTAATAACGTAGGTGGTAGCAATATCACTAACACAAGTGGTAACCAAAAGAGCGCGACCGGAATGGGTAACGTAAATAGAGCTTCAATAGAAAACAATAACGAGCGCATCTTAGTTAGTGGCTTAGGCCATGGTATTGCACCTAACAATAACTACAGCCAAGCTTTAGGATATCGCAACTTTATTAAGCCTAATCTTGAAGGTACTACTGTTATGGGCAGATGGGCGCAAGCTGACGTAAGAGGGGTGCACTTTGGCGGTGGTACTTGGTGGGATGGAGAAAGTGATTTCGGTACAACGATACCCGGTAGAAGCCAGCATGGATTTATTCAGCTTATGGGCTTAGGTGAATTAGAAGCTAATCCAACTGATATACATTTATTATTAGATGGAATAGATGGCGGTACTATACCTATGCCTACTGAAACGGTTTGGATGGCTAAGCTGTACATTTCTATCATGGAATACAACTACGGCAGCGGAGACTTTACAGGAAAAGTAGCAAGTCTTGAATATAGCGCTATGGTTTGGAAAGATAAAGTTAGCCAATACTGCTCTACTCCAATCTTAGTAAATCAGTTTAATAATGGATGGGGTAGCGGTTTGTTTAATTTGTACATGCCTGTCGTGGGTAATCAAATAGCACCTTATGTAAGGTGCAGCACTACAGGAGCTACAGCAGTAATCAGCGCAACTCTTCAATATACACAGTCTAAATTCCAACGCATTCCTATAATATGAAAAACCCACAAGAAGATATACTTATTAGCATGTCTTTGCTTCGCGCTGGAGCGCAAGGTAAGAGCAAGACTTTTCAGCATGCAGTAGGAAGGCATAACGCAAGGCTTAAAGTATGGCAAATAAGAGCTATTAATTACACTATACTAATAGGACTACTTGGACTAATTACATTAACAATTTATAGCGCACTATAATGGCAGCACAAGAAATGATATTGAAGCTCCTCTTCAACGATGAGGGTACATTTGTAGGATTAGAGCAAATTAATCAGGAGTTAAAAAAAGTAGATAAGTCTACTGCTGAAACATCTAAAGGATTTACAAGTGCGAAAGCAGAATTACGCGCACTTCAGAATCAGATGTTAGAGATGGATCAGTCAAGCGAAGAGTTTAAAAAAGCTTCAGTTCGTGCTGCTCAGTTAAAGGATAGCATAAGCGACCTTTCCGCAGAGATTAGTGCTAACGCAGGTAATGCTTTTGAAGGTCTTTCCAATAACGTAGGCTTGTTTGGTTCACGCTTAATGGATTTAGATTTAGCAGGTGCAGGGCAAGCGTTAAAAAACATGGGTAGTAACGTATCCAAAATTGATTTTAAGACGCTAAAAAATGAGGTAGGCGGTTTAGTTAGTGGCTTTGCATCTTTAGCAAAAGCTATTATATCTAATCCAATACTATTGCTTGCAGGTGCAGTAGCTTTAATTATTGCAAACTTTGAAGATTTAGTAAAGTTATTTCCTTCTATTGAGATGGGATTAAGTGGAATAAATGAGCAAGAAAGAGAAAGTCTTACTATATCAAAAGCAAAAGCTGATGCTTCACAAAAAGCTTATGAGAGTATAGATAAACAAACTAACATATTAAAGCTGCAAGGCAAGAGCGAAAGAGAGATTTTAAACATAAAACTAAAGGCATTAGAAACGGCAATAGCTGATAGAAAAGCGCAGTTACAAATAACAGAAAAGCAAGCCATTACGCAAGTAGAAACAGCTAAAAGAAATAGAGAAATACTTGAGGGTATTATTCGCTTTTTAACTGCTCCACTACAATTACTTCTAACGGCAGTAGATGAGATAGCTAAATTGGTTGGTGTAGATAGCAAACTTGCAGAAGGCTTTACTGATTTAGCAGCAGGCCTTTTGATAGATCCTGAAGAGCTTGAAACGGAATTAAATAAAACGATTCAAGAGAATAAAGATGCCATTACTACAATGGAAAACGATTATGCTGGGCTGCAATTATCTATTAAGGCAATGGATAAGAAAGCTTCAGATGATAAAAAAGCAAAGCTGCAAAAAGAGGTAGATGAGTATGAGAAAGCACAGCAAGAAATAACAGATCTTTTAGCTAAATGGGATGAGGAAAGAATAGCTGAAGAGGAAAAAACAGATGCTGAAAGAAGAAAAGCTTATCAAGAAAGAAGAGATGCAGAGATAAAAGCTGAAGATGATAAGTTTAAAGCTCTTAATGCGATTCAGGAATCTGCAAAAGAAAAGGAAATTACTACAGCAGTAGAGGCAAGTGAAGCGCTTTACGCTTTAGCCGGTGGAGATGCAGCAGCTGAGGCTTTAATAGCTGAAAATTTAGCTAAACAAATCACAGATATTAATAAGAAATACGCTGATGAGGAGATAAAAATAGAGGAAGAAAAAAATAAAAAGAAGCAAGATTTACGCATGGCTAATATAGCTAAAGCCTTTGAAATGGCAGAGCTTGCAGTAGGTGCTTTAATGGATTTAAACCAAGCAGCTGCTAAGGGAGATGAAGCAAGCCAGCGAAAAGCTTTTGAACGTAACAAGATGCTACAAAAAGCACAAGCTACTATATCTATGGCAGCAGGTATAGTTCAGCAGTTAGCTGTTCCAAAAGACCAACTAACAGGTATGAACTTTCTTAAAGCAGCAGCAGTAGCAGCAGCAGGTGCGGCTAATATTGTGAAGATTAACCAAACGCAGTTTAATGGTGGTGGAGGTAGTCCTTCATCAGGTGCTAATCTTAATGCTCCAACAGGCGGAGGCAATGCACCTGCTATAGATTTTAGCGGAGCTAATATGCAGACTAATGCACCAGGTAGTGTTGAGACTTATGTACTTGCAGGCAACGTAGCCAACGCATTAGAGGCAAGACAAAAGATAATAGATCAATCTTATTTGTAACGAATATGGCGAATTTTCCACTATTAAAAAAGTGCATCACAAGAGGAGTGAGAAATGCTTTATCTGAGATAGATAAGGCAGAGCTGCAAGATACTGAGCTCATAATAGACGAAGTGATTAACGCTATACTTTTTGAAATATCTGAAACATACGATAATGAATAACGAAGTAAAATTAATTGAATACGGCCTCGGAGAAGAAGAGGATAACATGGGCGTTTATGCAGTAAGTTTAGTCTCTGAGCCTGCTATAATGGTAGACTTTGTAGCGCTTAGCAAACAGAATCTTTTACTTGCTCGCGTAGAAGATGGAGAGAAGCGCATGCTGTATGGCCCTGCTCTGATTCCTAATCAGCCTATAGTACGTTACGATGGTAATGGAGATAAGTATTTTATCACATACTCTAAAGAGACTATTGAGCAGACAGCACAAGAATTTCTAAAGCGTAACATGCACCATAACCATACTATCCAGCATGAAATGCCTGTGAATAATCTCACAGTAGTAGAATCATGGATTAAGATGGGTAATGATAAGGGAGATAACTACGGCTTTGAATTGCCTGATGGTACTTGGATGATAGGAGTAAAGGTAGATGATGATAAGACTTGGGAAGCTGTAAAGAATGGCGAGGTAAAAGGATTCTCTATAGAGGGATGGTTTACTCCAATGGCCGAGACTAACGTACAAGAGAAAGACTTAGAGAAGCTATTAGCTGAATTGGCTAAAGCGCTTGAAATGAATTTGTAATTTTTTCCACTAATAAATATAAACTATGAACATGATTTCTGAAATTTTAGAAAAGTTTGCTCCAGCGCTTTCAAAGCATGGGGTAAAGCTATCTGTTGAAGAGACTCCTGCCGTTGAAACCTTTGAGGTTAAGATGATGGCTGAGGGTGCTTTAATGGATGGTACTATGATCTATTCACCTGCTGCTGAATGGGCAGAGGGAGTAGAGATATTCGTAATGGATGCAGACGGCAATCCTTCACCTTTAGCTGATGGCGAATACACATTGGACAACGGTAAGAAAATCGTTGTAGCAAGTGGCTTAATCGCGTCTATTGCTGATGCTGAAGAGCCTTCTACTGAGGTAGAGGTAACTGTTGAGCAAGAAGTAGCTGAGACTTACTCTAAAGAGCAAGTAGAGGGGTTGTTAAACAACATCATTACTGAATTCGAAGCTAAGTTAAGCGCTGCTGAAAGCAAGATTACTGAGCTTTCTAAAGCACCTGCTGCTACAACTGTTAAGCAATCTCGCCAAGCAGCACCGGTAGCACCTTTAAACATCACCGCCATGAGTAACATCGAAGATAGAACTCGTGCAATCGTAGCTAAATACAAAAACAAATAATAAAACAAAAACAAAATGGCTGATAACTTGACCATCACCTCATCTTACGCTGGCGAATTAGCGCTACCGTACATTGCAGCTGCTGTCCTTTCGGGAGACACTCTTGCAAACAACTACATTACCGTAAAGGAAAATGTAAAATATAAAGCAGTACTTAAAATCTTGGCTTCTTCAGGATTAGTTCAACCTGCTACTTGCGACTTTGATAACTCAGATGCTGCACTTACTCTTACTGAGCGTGTATTGACCGTAACAGATCTTATGGTTAATGTGCAAGTTTGTAAGGCAGAATTCGCAAGAGATTGGGAAGCTGCACAAACAGGAAGAGGATTCATCAACGATACTGTTCCTGCTAACTTCGCTGATTTCTTAATCTCTCACTTGGCTGCTAAGGTTGCTCAAGAGATTGAAGTAAGCATTTGGCAAGGTGGATCTTTCACAGGTTTAACTTCTTTGATTAACGCTGTAGGTGGATTCGATGTAGATTTCACAACTGCTTTAACTGCTAACAACGTAATTGCTAAATTGCAAGAATGTACTGATGCTTTGCCATCTACTTTGATTGGTTCACCTGATTTGAAAATCTACGTTAACCGTAAGACTGCTCAGTTATACCGCCAAGCTTTGGCTGCTGCTGGTTACTTGCAAACTTACCAAGGTACTGTAACATTCCCATTGACTTTCAACGGGTACGAGGTTTATGTTTGCCCAGGTATAGCTGATGACGTAGTTATCCTTGCTACTCCTGCAAACTTAGTGTTCGCTACAGATTTACTTTCTGATCAGAATGAAGTGAAGGTTGTAGACATGAGTTTTACCGACGCATCAGACAACGTAAGAATGGCTATGCGCTTCCGCGCAGGTGTTCAGTTCGCTGTACGCGGAGACATCGTATTAGGTTTAGTAGACTAATAATACTCCTTTGTTAAAAGAGTGGGTTAGCTAATAGCTGCCCATTCTTTGCAAAGTATTTTTAAATAACTTAAAAAAATAAGAACATGAGCTGTCTAACAACCGCTGGCTTTTTAGTAAATTGTAAGGAAGCAATAGGAGGAATCAAAGCGATTTACCTTGGTGCTTATGCTGATTTCTCTAATACCGCCACTATTGACGAAACTACTAACGTAGTTACTGCACTTGCTGAAGGTACTGTATTTCAATTTGAACTACCTAAGCATACAGGATCATTCACAGAAGAGGCTGCAATCTCTATCGAAAATGGTACTGTTTACTATACACAAACTGTTGTAGCTTCATTCCATGGTATGAGCGCTGCACGTTCACTACAACTTCAAAACATTTCTAAAGGTCGTAATGTATTATTTGTACAAGATAATAACGATAACATTTGGATGTGTGGTTATAAAGATGGTGTAGAAGTTACTGCATTCACTACTCAAAGTGGAACTGCCAAGGGAGACATGTCAGGATATACCATCACACTAACTGGAGAGGAAAAAGATAAGGCTTACTTACTTGACCAATTCTCAGGAACAGAAACTCCATTTGAAAACTTCGCTGATGTAACTGTTACAGGCGGAACATTATAAGTAAATTAGTGCTATATTTAAAGCATGATTTACCTACTGAAAAATACAGCAGCACAGCTCCTCTACCTTACACTAAAGGAAGGGGAGCTTTTGCTTGCTAATAGTTATACAGATTACCTGCTTGAATTAACTAACGAGCAGACACTTGAAAAGCTTTACGCTATTCCTAATCAGATAGCTCAGAATGATAGGTACACTACCATTCAGATTGGCACAAATGCCAACACACCTTTAGCTGCAAGCTTACTAATTAACTACCCAGCGAGGTTTAGTTATATTGTTTATGGCCAAAATAGCAGCACTAATTTAGATCCTACCAATGCAGTAGTAGAGGGAGTAATTGAGAAAGGATATTTGATTGTTGAAGATATTACTACTCCGCGATTTACTGAGCCTAACTTAACAATAGATAACGATATAGCCTACAATGGATAAGATACAACACTCAGCACCCATGTTAGTTAACTTGGGAGCAGCAATGCCTCAAGAAGCAGTAGAAAAGGAAACTCCTAAAGGATGGGTAACCTTAGGCGAGGCTAACTTATTCAGCGATTATCTTATAGATTTATACTATAGCTCACCTGTGCACTCAGCACTAACTATGAGCATAGCCTTCATGATTGCAGGGAAGGAATTTAAGAGCAATAATCCAACAGCCCAACGTGAGATAGATAGACTTAAATTGAATTCAATTAGAAGGCCTATTACGTTAGATGCAAAGATGCAAGGGGGTTACTACTTAGAGATAATTTGGAGCGTAGATAGAAGCACAGTAGCTAAGATTAATCACTTGCCTTATGAGAATGTGAGGCTTGCTGTAGCAAATGATGAGGATGTTATACCGGGTGTTTATTACTCTAAAGATTGGAATGATATACGTAAGAAGAAAAACATTCCTACGTTTATTCCGATGTACAATCCTACAACTAAATCAGATGAGCCTTCTCAAGTGCTATTTGTGGGTATAATGACACCAGGCAGCGCTTACTATCCTAAGCCTGACTATTATAGTGCTATTAATTACATCGAAATCACAAGAGAGATAAGCGAATTTTACCGAGCTTTCTTAAGCAATGGTATGGCACCGTCTTATTTTCTGCACATGAATAACGGTATTCCTGATCCCGAAGAGCAGATGGCCATTAGAAGGAATTGGGAGACGATGATGGGTGCTAAAAAGGCAGGTAAGGTAGTATTTACTTTCAACGAATCAGCAGATAGAGCTCCGCGTTTAGACTTAGTACCAATGTCCGATGCAGATAAGCAATGGATGGAGCTAAGCACGCAGTCAAGAGAGAACATCTTAGCGGCACATCGCGTTACTTCACCCCTACTTTTTGGTATTCGCGATGCAGGTGGTTTAGGTAGTAACGCTGATGAAATGAAACAAGCTTACAGAATCTTTAATAAGAATATCATTGAGCCATATCAGCAAATCGTTACAGATTCAATTGAGGAAGTATTTAAGGCTATGGGTATTGTTGCTGATGTATACATCGAATCTAATGATTTATTCAGCGATGAAATGGATGCAGCAATAGCAGCAACTACTCCTCCAACTGTTGCAGATAATGCAACAACTGATCCTAACACAGCTGCACCTGTAGCGCCAGCAGGAGCTTCAGTAAGTGATGTAACTTACAACGGTGCACAGATAGCAAGTGCTTTAGAAATTGTAGCGGCTGTGGGTAGTGGAGCATTAACTAAAGAACAAGCAATCGTATTCTTAGTACAATTCTTACAGTTACCTATAGACGTAGCTACTGCAATGTTTACACCTTCAGAAGGCAGCGCTGTAGCTAAGCTATCTGCTCAAAAAAAAAAGACTAATTTAAGTGATCCACAAGAGAAGCCAATCTTCACAGATGAGGATGAGGCTTGGTGGTGTGAATTCTTAGAGGATAAGGGCGAGATAGTAGACGAGGAAGAGTGGGAGCTTATCGAAGCTGAGCCTGTTAATCTTGCATCAGTTAGAAGCTACGCTAATCCTGATGAGAGAAGCCAAATGGATAGCGGATTGTACAAAATTCGGTACAGCTATTCAAAGAATCTTAGTGGTAATAGTCGCAAGTTCTGCCGCCAAATGGTAAGCGCATCTAAAGCTGGATATGTTTATCGTTATGAAGATTTGCAAGCAATGGAATCAGATACTAATGAGCTGAATCCTAACATGGGCCACAATGGCAGTACTTATAGCGTGTGGTTATACAAGGGCTCAGTCAATTGTAAACATAACTGGGAGCGCAGAGTATATTTTAGAAAGCGTGAAAAGGGAAGATTTATTGCAGATAACGGATTAGATTCAAGTAATCCAATCTCAGTAGCTAAAGCAATCAGAGCAGGCATGCCTTTAAAAGATATAGCTAAAGACTTTGCTACAGCTAACACACGACCATTTGATATGGATGACCAAGGCAGATATCCTACAAACAATTAAACACTAATAACATGGCAATAGCACCCGAAATACTTTTCATTAACGAGGAATTTTTAAAGAAATACACTCAGCTTAACGAGGCTGTAGACACTAACTTAATTAGACCTGCTATTTATTTAGCACAGGATAAATACATTACTCTTTGGTTAGGTACTAACTTAACTAATAAGATTAAAGATGAAATAAGCGAAGGTACTTTAAGTGGTGTTTACGCAACTTTACTTAATGAATACATAGTTAAGCCTACTGCATGGTGGACAATGGTAGAGCTTTATCCGATGCTCATGTATAAGCATGATAATGGTAACTTAGTTACTCGCCAATCTGAAAACACTACAGCTATTTCTTCAAGTGAGCTTGCAAGCTTACGCGATATGGCACGTGAGAATGCTAACTACTACACTCAGCGTTTAGTAGATTATTTGTGCGCTAATAACTCAGACTATCCCGAATATAGCAATAATACTTCGCCTGATATCACACCTATTCGTGTAGTGAACAGACAAAGCCAAGTAGCTTTTAGCAGAGCTGCTATCGATTCAGCTAATCCATGGTATAGATTTAGCATTCGTAACTTTACTAACTAAATGAAGATAACAAAGGAAGAGCAAACACGTAAAGACTATGAGCGTAAGCTTAAGGTCTATTTAACTAAACGCGATAAAGAATTAAGAAAAAATGAAAGCACCAACAATCGAAGAGCTTAAAGCTCAATTCACAGAGCTTGGCTACAAATGGCCTACTATTCACGTGGTAGGAATACGGTCTAAAGCAAATGAGCCTAATAAATTTGATGATCTAATAGGCTTGGTGCAAGGTGGCGAGGTGAAGTGGTACACCGGTACAACTAATCCAGGTACATTTTGGCTTAATAATCCTATCAATTCTTTAGGCACAGCAGTTTTAAAGGCAGGGCAATACGTAGATACTTATACCATTGGCTTGCACAAGGGTAAGTATACTGCTTTAGTGCAATCTAAAAAAGTAACTGTATTCAGAGATAACGATAAGGATAGCATTGCTGAGGAGCAAGGTAAAGAAGATACAGGCCTATTTGGAATTAACATCCATCGCGCTAACGAATTAACAGATTCTACTAATATTGACAAGTGGAGCGCAGGCTGCCAAGTGCTTAATAGTTCTAAACAATTCAAAGAGCTGATCCAAGCTTGTTTAAAATCGGGTAAAAAGTCATTCACTTATACACTACTTCACGAGGCATGAGCAATCACCAACAACAGATAGCAGAGGGAGTAACCGGTACAGTTAGCAGTATTCTATTAAGCGTGCCTGCATGGATGTTAGATGTAGAATTTGCTTTAAAGATTGTATGTTTAATCTTATCGGGTATAGCTTCAATCTTTACCATCTATAAGATGAACAAACGCAAGAAATGAATTGGCTAAAGCGCGTATTTAGTAACGATAAAGATGCAAGCTCTAAACGAGTAGCTTCTATACTTGCGCTATTAGTCTGCATTAACTTAAGTTACATCGGAACATTCACAGATTACAAATGCCCTGAATACATGTTCGATGGCTTGCTAATTTTAGCAGGTGGAGGATTAGGATTAACAGTGATAGAATCTATCTTTACTAAAAAGAAAAGTAATGAATCAACAGGCTCAGAATCAAATTAAAGCAGCTGTAGTTATAGTGGTAGCTATTACTATTTGCGCCACTATGCAAATAATGTATATTGCTTTAAAGGATAGTGAGAAAGCTATAGAGGGATATGAGAGAAGAGCAGATAGAGCTACGCATGTAATCGATTCTTTAGAGGCAACTAATGCCCAGCGCATGCTACAAATTGAACAACTGAATGTGCAATTAGAACAAAATAAAGAAAGATATGAAGCAAACATTAGCGCTATTGATTCTCTTGATAAGCATGGGCTTAAGCGAGCCATGCACAATCTACTCTCAAGCCTTACCTCAGAAAGATACCCTGGTGAGTCTAACGAGTAAAGAAGTAAGAGCGCTACTTAAGTTAAAGGCTGAGCGAGATTATCTATTTAAAGCTGTAAACATCTGCACTAAATCAGATAGTGTTAAGGGTAAAGTTATTACTGATCAGCAGAAATCTATAGACGCATGGTCTATCACCAACGAAAAGACTTCTCAGCAGTTAGTTAAATCACAAGAGCAGCTGTATAAGGAAGCTGCACGTAAAGAATCTTGGCGCAGCGCAGCGCTTATAGGTATTCCAATCTCTTTTATAGGGGGTATTATCTTCGCTCTATTATTCTAAGCTAACAATTATTTGTTAATAACTTTGCTATAATTAGTAAGGTTTCTTTTGCTTTTCTAAAATATCGTAGTACATTTGCTAAAATTAAATCAATAAGCAAATGAAAAAAGCACTACTCTTTATTGCCATGTTAATCGCAGGCTTACTCATCGGAGGATCATTCGATGCAGACACTCAACAGTTAGAAAAAATAGAAACCAATTTAACATCTAAATAATCATGAAAAAACTATTTGAATTAGAAGAGCAAAACCGTTACGATGGCATGTACTACTATCTTAAAATTGATGGCAGCTACCACAAATCTTTTAGCAGCTATGAAGAGGCTAAAGAGGAATATGATAAAGCAGTAAGCTTTACATTCCGTAAAACTATTTTATTATCTAAGGAGGTAGAGCTATGAAATTCCATGTAACAGTTACACCGATAGACGAGGTAGCAATCTCAATAGCTGAGCGCTTAGGAACTGCTAACCTATTCATAGCAGATACTTGGGAAGTAGCGCAGCAAATGCTACCACTACTCATGAAGATCTACAAATTCGATTATACACCAGTATGGATTAACGAGTATAACGAGAATGCTTTGTATGAGTGGGAAAATGACGAAGTAGTTATAGCTATAAAGAAAGTTTAGTATATTAGCAACTTAATTAATAATCAATATCATGAACAAACCAAACAACATAACCGGTAAGGTTATAGTCTCGAGGTGGGATGCCTCGACACTAAAGTGGAATCTGTACACAAATGCTCACAGCTATTCCCTGCAAGACTTTTGCAACGCTAAAAAGCATGGCGAAGTAATGCCTGACGATGGTACTTTCTTATTCCAATTTGAAAGTGAATGCGAAGAGAATATTCACGATTACTTCCTATCCGATGTCTACGCTATCTGATCGCGCTAAAAGCAGATTCATCTGCGTGCAGAGCTCACTACCGGGAGAGGAGTTAGAGTTCAACGAAATGGCTTCTAAAGTAGTCTATGAGAGCTGGCGAAGTTACTTCCAAAACAATCCTGATGAGTTACACAAGAGAGCCTAATTGGGAGAAGCTCAAGCCTACAATAGATTGGGATGAGCAAGAGGAAAGGTTAGCAGACAAGTTAAGTAAATTAATTCATACACAAATAAATAACAGAAAAATGAATCAGTCAACAGTTAAATCACAGAAATTCGTTAGAACATGGGATGGCCCATCAGGTGTAATCCATTACTTTGATCTTGTCTTAGAAAATGGCGAGGTAGGTCAAGTAGGAGTTAAGGACATGAACAGTCCTAAGATAGCAGTAGGTGCTACCATTCACTACACATCTGAAGAGCGCACAGGGCCAACAGGTAGAAAGTCAACTAACTTTAAGCTTCAGAATCCTAATCCATTCAATGGCGGTGCAGCTTCAGGGAATAGTGCGGTGAATAGCGCTGTTAATTACCGCAAAGAATCACCCGAAGTGCAAAACTCTATCAGCAAATCAGTAGCTCTAAACAACGCTGTGTTATTCTGCAAAGAAACTAAGGGAAGTAAGCCAGGTGATGTATTAGATACTGCTGAGATATTCTTAGCATGGTTAAAAGGTGAGTCAGTAATTGAAGCTAAATTATCTACAACAAATGAAAGCAGCGAAGATGAAATGCCATTCTAAATTAACACCGTTTCACAGATGGGTACGCAGTCATTTTTTGACTGTGGCCCACTTTGCGGAGGTGCTGGAGGTAAGTTATCCAACAGCGCAAAAGTTTATTAAGCAGCCATTCACTATGAAGGTAACACACATAGGCAAGCTTGCTACAATAACTGAGGAAGAGATACCATACATAATTGAATTAATGAAAGACTCTAAACCATGAAAACACTTACTTTTTTACTGCCAAAAGATGCACTCAAAAAGCAAGAGCTTGAGCTGTATATTGAAGAAAATAAAGACAAGAAAATTCCTAATAAAGAAAAAACTGCAACGTATCATTTTCAATTCCGTATTCCAGATATGGAGCAAGATTTAGGATGCTATAGAATAACCGAAGAACAATACATTAATGAGTTTTTAAAAAAAGATTCTCTTTTGCGTTATTGCGTGCAGCCTTATGAATTTGTTGGAATATTTGACGACAATAAAAGATACTACGCTCCAATGTTTGAAGCGAATAAAGAATTTATTGACGTGTTAGATGAAATTGATTTTTACAAAGAAATAATTAGTAAAATGTACAATTTCTTTCGTAAGAAAAAGAAAAACATTGACTACAGGAATCTTTACGAAGAAGAAGATGGTATTTATTTAGGCTATCGAACTGCTCCTAATCCTAAAAATGATCCGTGGTACGATGCAAGAATGTTAGGTGTTTTAACAGGAGGTAGTCTTATTATGACAACCGAAGAATACCACAATCAAATTAGAAAGATTAAAAAAGATTTAAAAAAATGAGCAACGCAGTAGAGAAAAAGATAGCAGATTTAATTCTGCTCATTCCATCGGAGCAGCAGCAATACGCTCGCAGACGAATTGATAACTTAGTTAGAGCAGTTATAGAGACACCTATACCTGAACTTAAATGGCAGACCATTAACGGAGAGGTAGAGTCTTTAAACGAGCAGAAAGTTAATGCCATGATGAAGGTAGTTTGTAAGCTCACGCTGGTGGATTGGAGCGAGCTTAAAGGCAAATCTCGCAAGCGTGAGATAAATGATATAAGACAAACGTCTATGTGGATCTTACGCAAGGGTACTTCGCTAAGCTTTGCTAACATCGGTACTATATTCAATAGACACCATGCTACTGTACTTCACGCTGTAGATTCAGTTAACAATATGATTCAGACAGATCGCATGTACAGAGGACATGTAGAACAGATTCTAAATCACTTAGATAACGAGAATCTTAATAAGGCTTTTGACAAGTTAACAGATTAGTATATCTTTGTATAAATCAATTAATCACTAAACCAAATGATGACTATTTTATTAAAGCGCATAGAGGCGCTTGAGGAGAGGGTAAAAGCGCTTGAATCTAAGCGCTCCCCATCTACCAAATTCACACCCCCATCACTCTCAGATATAGTAGCTTACGTAGAAGATTTAGTATTAGCTAAGAAATTCTATTGCCACTATGAGAGCAACGGTTGGAAAGTAGGTAAGAACTCCATGAAGAGCTGGCGCGCTGCTGCTGATCAATGGAAAGCAAGAGAAATTAACGCTAAAAAAACAGAACAAGATGAGCAAAGAATTGGCCGCATTAGTACAGCAGAGCTTCAATCGTTCACTAAGCGCTGAGGAGAAAGCTATCGCAGCTTGCGTTAGCTCACCTAAGTTAAGCAGCTTAACTGAGCAGGAATTCAGAGAGCTAATAGCGCAGGCAGCTGTAGTGAATAGCATTAAAGATTTACCTTCAGACATCGAAGTTAATCTACTTCGCCAGGTAGCAGATACAACTTACAAAGGCTTAAGCATTAAGGATTGGCAGAATGCTTTTCTTTATAATGCGATAGGCAAAGACTTCGAAAGAGTAGAAGCATTTAACCTATTCAGCGTAGCCTTTATGAGCGATGTATTTAAACGCTATCAGGAGTATAAGAGCAAAGTATGGCGAGAGCTGAATAAGGCAATTATACTACCTGAAGCTGAGCCTAAACATGTAGAGGCTACTGATCCACTAACTGCTCTGCACGCTGACGTTCAAAGATGGCAAGAGGGAAAGGAAAGCTGGGTAGAGATAGCAGCTCCTTACAACTGTCAAAGGCTTTTTAGAAAAGGAATCTATAAGAAGTCTATGTGGGATGCAGAAGTGTGGCAGCGCTTTGATGATTTAGCTAAGGCTAAGACTGAAGCTAAGTTTAAAGCTTCTAACAGAGTAGTGTTAGGCCCATCTGCACAGGAAGAGTTCGACAACTACCAAAAGATTGAGCTGAGCAGATTAATTTACATTGACATCATTAAAAAATTGATTTCAAATGAGTAAGGTGCTTTGGACTAACGAAGAGCTTGAATATCTGCACGCTAACTACGCAGATAACTTTACTGAAGATGTAGCTAAGGCTTTAAATAAAAGCGTTAAAAGCGTTTACGCTAAAGCTTATTCACTTGACATCAAAAAGAGTAAGATACATCATGAGAAAGTAATGGCTAAGACTTCTATACGGTTACGTGAAAATGCTAAGATTCATCGATATGCTAAAGGTCATGAGCCTGCTAACAAGGGCAAGAAAATGCCTGCTGAAACTTACGCTAAGGTAGCGCCTACAATGTTTGGTGTAGGGCATAGACCTCATAACTTTAGGCCTGTAGGTAGTGAGCGTTTAACTAAAGATGGATACCTGGAGCGCAAGGTTGCTGATCCTAAAACTTGGCGAGCTGTTCATGTTTTAGTATGGGAAGCTGCACATGGTCCAGTACCTACTAAGCATAAAGTTATATTTAAGGATAACAATAAGTTAAACAATGAGTTAACTAACCTTGAATGTGTAAGTTACGCTGATTTAATGCGTAGAAATAGTATAGTTAGATATCCAGCGGACCTAAGATTCGCTATGAAAACACTTAAAAAACTAAAAAAACAAATCAATAATGGCACGAAACAAGATTGAAGATTTAAGAAATCACCTATTTGAAGTAATAGAATCGCTGAAAGATGGGGATATTGACATGGATAAGGCTAAGACAATAGCAGATGTAGCGCAAGTAATTGTGAATAGTGCTAAGGTAGAAGTCGATTTTATGAAGGTAGTGCATGGTAATGGTAGTGGCTTTATTCCATTGGACAATAGAGGCGCTTATGAGACTAAGCAAATCAGTTTAGTAGGAGGTGATGATGAATAGGGCAATAACTCGTGAATGGCTTTTAGATCATGGATTCGAAAGCTCAGGTGATAGAGTATATTTTCTTAATGATTTAGTAGGGTATGACTTAGGTATAGTTAAAAGAGCCATGGTAAAAGTCAAATATGGTTTTATATTATTAAGAGATATTCAGACTACAAATGAATTGAGTGATTTACATTACATATTAACAGGAAAACCATTATGAAAAGGTATAAATTTATTCACCCTATAACAGCTGATGACCATATTATTGAATGTGAAAAATTAGATAGATGTGATGGTTATTGGGAGTGCTACATAGGCGAAAGAATATACCATCAATTTCCCATATCATGGGCAATGATAAAAATAGAATAAGCATTTTTTCCACTAAGTATTATAAGAGCTCAGCTATACGCTGGGCTTTTTTATTAAACATTACAGTATGAATCTATTTAGAAAGAAGAAGGAGCAAGTAGATTTAAACGCAAAGCTGCTGCCTGAGCTATGCAGCTGCACAATTATACAATGGAATTATACTGATGACATCGGCTTAGAGGCTACGTATGCAGAGGACATTCCTTTTATGTTCGATGCTCGCAAGTGTGTGGGCATTCAAGCTGAGGTAGAGTTTAGGAAAGATGGAACGTACTACGTAGGTGAGCGCACCTTAGCAATCATGCAGGGGGTGGATAATGCTATAGTAATTGATGTGCCATACAACGAATTCAAGAAACATTTTCAAGAGCTTAAATCTAATATAATGACTAATGATTACATCGTACAGAGAGGGTAGAAATGTTATAGTAACTACTTGCAAGAGTGGGGATAAATTCTTAATGATGAGTGATCTGCATTGGGATAATCCCCATTGCGACAGGAAGCTACTCAAAGCTCACTTAGATAAATGCTTAGCTGAAAACATCTACTTTGCTGTAAATGGAGATTTGTTCTGTGCTATGCAAGGCAAGTACGATCCGCGAAGAGGTAAGCAAGACATTAGACCGGAACATAACGTAGCTAATTACTTAGATGCCTTAGTTAATACTGCTATAGATTGGTTTAAGCCATACGCACATTTACTTGTATTTGTGGGATACGGTAACCATGAAACAGCCATAACTAAGAACTGTGAGACTGATTTAATTGAGCGATTTGTTAGTGGCCTTAATCGCGAAGCTGGATCTAATGTATTAGCAGGTGGTTATGGTGGTTGGTGGATTCATCGCGTTATGAAGAGTAAAAATTCTGCATCAGTATTTAAGACAAAATACTATCATGGTAGCGGTGGCGGTGGAGTAGTTACAAAGGGAGTTATTCAGAACAACCGTATGGGAGTTATGATTGATGGCGCTGATTGCATTTGGAGTGGCCACGTGCATGAACTTTACCATCATGCCGATATGGTAGAGGAGTTATCTTATGCTGCTCATGGTGGTTATAGAATCAATATGAGATACGTGCATCACATCAGAACTGCAAGCTACAAAGAAGAGTATGATGAAGGTTACATGGGCTTTCACGTAGAGCGCATGAGGCCGCCTAAGCCATTAGGCGCTTACATGATGCAGTTAGATTTAAATAGAATTAGTAAACCTGTCGACACTACATTTGTAATTCCTACATTTGTACAATGGCGCGACAAATAGACTACAACTTTAAGCCACTAACAAGGCAAAGCGAAGCACTTAAATTCTTATCAGTAGATTCAGACGTTGAAACTATCCTTTATGGAGGAGCAGCAGGCGGTGGGAAAACTATGCTTGGCTGCATGTGGCAGATTCTTCGAAGATTAAAGTACCCAGGTACACGCTCGCTAATAGGCAGAGCTAAGTTAGACACGCTTAAAAAGACTACTATGGCTACATTCTTTCAAGTAGCTCATGAGATAGGCTTAAAAGCAGGTGAAGATTTTATCTATAATCAGCAGAGCCATATCATTAAATTTAGCAATGGCTCAGAGATTATACTTGCCGATTTGTTTCTGTATCCATCAGATCCCATGATGACTGATTTAGGCGGCCTCGAAGTTACAGATGTATTTATAGACGAAGCTACTGAAATAACTGAGAAAGCTTATTCTATTGTTAGCTCACGTATCCGGTACAAGCTTAACGAGTTTAATCTTAAGCCTAAGATTCTGCTCACGTGCAACCCATCTAAGGGGTGGATTTATAACCAATTCTACTTACCCTATAAGAATCAGAATCTGCCTGCGCACAGAGCATTCGTGCAGGCGCTACCTGGAGACAATATACACTTACCCGATAGCTACGTAACAAGTTTAACCCGATTACCCGAAGCTGATAGAAAGAGACTACTTGAGGGAGATTGGGAATTTGATAATAGCTCAGATAGGTTATACATGTATGATGAATTAATCAGATGCTTTCGTGAGCCAATGGCTGTAGGTGAGGGATATATTACAGCAGATATAGCGCGATTGGGTAAAGATAGAACTGTGCTTTGCGTATGGCGAGGTTTAAGCTGCATAGATATAGTTATCCTGCGCCAAAAGCGACAAGATGAAGTTAAGGCAGAGATACAGCGCTTAATGAATCAGTACCAAGTTAGGCTAAGCAACGTACTTGCAGATGCTGATGGGGTAGGCGGTGGCCTTGTTGATAGCTTGCGATGCAGGGAATTTATGAACGGAAGCAAAGCTGTAAGGGGAACGCAGTACATGAACTTAAAAGCAGACTGTTACTTTCGTTTGGGTGAGCTGATAGATAAGAATGAGATTACTCTACCTATTAAATACCAAGAAGATATAGTTAAAGAGCTTGAGTTAGTGAGACGTGTAAATCCTGATAAAGAAGGTAAGCTGCGAGTAACATCAAAAGATACCATAAGCCAGCGCACAGGTGGGATATCTCCCGATATAGCAGATGCTATAATGATGAGAGCTTACTTTGAGCTGAATAGGAATTACACTAAGTATGCATTCATTTAAAACAAAATAGCCCTACACGTTTGTAGAGCTATCCTGCAATCAATAATCAATGTTAACCTAAACCAAAAGGCTAAATGGATGCTCAAATATACTGTGTAATACCTATGTGAATAAGTATGTTAACAAGATGTTCATAGCGCTTAAGTTAATTAACTAATTTTGAATCATGAAGAACGAGGAAGCACTCATTCAAGAGGCTGTTATTAACTATTTGGTAGCTCAATATCCTAAAGCGCTTTACTGTGCCTCAGCCGGTGGAGTTCGTACTTCTATGAAGCAGGCTATTAAGATGAAAAAAACAGGATACGTTAAAGGCTTCCCTGATTTATTTATCTATGAGCCTCGTAAAAAATGGCATGGCTTAGCTATTGAAATGAAAACTGCTAAGGGTGTAGTTAGTCAAAGTCAAAAGGAATGGAGAAAGAATTTAGATCAGAGAAATTACATGGCCTTTGTTTGCAGAAGTTTTGACGAGGCCAAAATAGTTATAGATGAATACCTGGCGCTCTGAGTTCGATAAGTGTTATCCCGAATGGCGCAGAGTAGCGCATAGCATTGTGCGCTCAGATATAGCTGATGAGTTACTTCATGACACTTTACTTAAGATATTAGAATCAGATAAAGATAAGCTCGCAGATATTCACAAGAGAGGTAAGCTAAACAATTACGTGAGCAATGCTATTAGACTTTCTGCACGCTGTAGTAATAGCTCATTCAATTACACGCTAAGGAAATTTGAGAAGATACGCAACGATTTGAAAGATGATATCATGGATGATGTCAACAAGAGCGTAGGTATGCGTTTAGAAAATGAGCAGTTAGATATCTTCATCAGTAGACTTCCCTACTTTGAGCGAGAGCTATTCTTTCTTTATGCTTTAGACGATTTTAGCTACCAAGCTTTAGCTAAAGAGACAGGAATACCTTTAGCTTATCTTTACAGAACTATTCAGAAAGCAAAAACTACACTACGTAATTCACTACAGATATGATGATAAACACAACTGACTTTGAAGCAAGAGTTAAGGTCTGCAAAGAGTGCCCTGTTTATAACAAAACATTTGGAACTTGTGGGCCTCCAACAAATGCTATTAACCCATTTAAGCAGCCTCATAAAATTGGTGAGGTAACCTTTAAACCTTGTGGCTGCCCGGTAGATCACTTAGCCTCTTACGCTGCTACTGATTGCCCAGCTAAGCAATGGCCCAAGTTAGAAGAGAAAGATTGGAAGATGCCAACGCTTGAGCACATCAGAGCTATTAAGAAGAGAGGTAAGTTAGAATCGGGAGAAATGGCTAAGCTATTTAAGCTTCGCAAAGAGTATTTAGGCATTAGAGACGGCAAGAGCTTTACTACCTGCACTCCATGCATGAATAAGCTACTTAATCAATTAGAGGAATCATTAGCTGAAGATATGGCTAAGATAGAACAAGCTCAAGCATT